CCTAATTGACCTGCTTGAATACTGGTCATTGTGTCTTGAGCATTCATCTTAGGACGACCAAAAGTTAAACGACTGTGCAGTTGTTCAAAGATTTGATTTTGGTCACGCATTTGTCCAGTCTTAGCATCGTATGTGCTAATACCCATGTTGTATAACTGAGCACTGAATCCGCCTTGTGTAAGACCTGACATAGCAACAGCAGCGTTTTCGTTAGCCATATTCATGTAACGAGCAGCACCGCCAATTTGTGCAACAGTTGCGTTGTACTGTGCACTTCCAGGCATGATTCCACGAGCAGCCAAAATTGCTGCGGTAGTTGAAGAAGAGAGTGTGCTTGTTACACCGCCAGCAAGACCGCCAAAAGTTGCGTCTCTAACTGCTTGGCGTGACATTCCTCCAGAACGTAAAGAAGCACCGTAATAATTACCAGCACTTCCCATAACTTCTGCTGCACCAGGCATTGATGCAGCAACGCCAGCAACAATTCCAAATGTTGCTCTGGCTACTCCTTGTCCAACACCAAGAGCCTTGTCTGCTCTGTTGTTAGAAAAACGACCAATAACGTCATTGGCTTCATCGTAATAAGAGCGATAACTATTGTTTGGACCAGAGAACTTCCCTTCCATGTGAGACATCTGGCTTGTGGAGCCTTGCATGTTCCCACGTTCACCACCAAAACCTAAGACACCTTTTAAGGCACCAGCAGCCTTGCCCAATCGGGAGGGCATTCTGTCTGTTTTAGTTTCAATAGCACCAAGGTTTTTAAGGACTTCTTTTAAGAGGTCATTGGTGTTTTTTAACTCACCATTAACATCTGCCATGTTAACTCCTTAATATCCTTGACTAGATAAATTTATCCAGTTCTTACGTTCTCTAACTGAAAGTTCTTGAACCTCGGTTAAGGTCCAACCTGTGTGTCTATCCGATATGGCTAACCATTCGGCAACCAAAGTTGAATAAGACGTAGTGCTAGAAGCGAAACAAGTTACCTAAATTAATAGGAACCGTTACCTCGCTTTCACAATCTGGGCACTGTACTTTGATGTCATCAAACAGTGGCCCAATATTGTTCTCTGTAATTGCTTCTGCAATGACTTTACGGTCATTAATTCCCAAGTTTTGTACTTGAACTTTACTGATAACTGGAGAACCGTTAATGGTCAAAATGCAGTTTTCAAGAAGAATCGTTGTTAACTCCGATACTGATTTGTCTGAGTTATTAATAAGGTCTTTTTGAACATGCCCTGTTGGAAGAGTCACTACAACTTCTCCAACCTTACAATCAACAGTAAATTTACGAAGAGATTCGTCTACTAATGGTCGAACTTTAATATCTTCGTCGATATTAACGTCTACCTCTTTAAAAGCATTGCAACCTGTGCATACGCCATTAATAGTTGTTGTTGGTCCAAATGTGGCTCTGTAAATACCCAGCATAATTGCGTCACGGTCTCCTGAAAGAAGTCCATTTAACATATCTTCTGTTGCCTTTACATCACCAATTTTGACTGTGCCACGAGAAAGAATTGTAAGAAGAGCCTTGCCCATGCTTGTGGAACGAGCAATTGCTTCTTCATCTTTACCGTTTAATTCACGAACTTCTACTTCCGTAATGACCTCCCCAGCAGGATTTACATATCCGCCAGGGAGTGTCACTACGTTTTCAGAAGGAGGCACAATGGTTACTGGTCCTTGCTTTGTTTCAGTTGAAGCGATGGCCTCAGAAACCATTGAATTAACAAGGTCTGGGTTTTGTGCTGCGTTAATTGCTGTTGTCATTTTGTATACCTATTCTTTAATTTATTCTGTGTACTTAATTGCTGGTGCAGTTACGAAGTTTCCAGTAGAGTCAATGCTAGACCATTCAGCATCAAAGCCTTCGTGTACAAGAGTCATTTGCTCAACAAATAGTGAGTTGTCTCCTGCATTTAGGTCTGAGTATGCAACTGCTGTAGGCCAAGCGTTGTAAACGTGGAAACGCATTGCCACATCTTCAATCTTCTGGTCTTTTACGTCTGCTGCAATTGGGTGAGGTAGAACCTTAATTTCAAGGTCGCAACGGAAATTCTGGTTAATAGTACGACCAGAACCACCCTGAACAGTTGCAAATAGATTACGCATCCAATCCCATTGAGCACGTTTTCCAAGAACTACACCACGCTGTAGTGTGATTGGTTGGAAAGATGTCTGTCCTGGAATCTGGTGAACAGTGGTGTTGTATCCACCTTCACGATAAGGAATTGAATCAGTTGTAACCGCTAATCCAGATACGGAGGTAAATCCGACTGTGGTCTTTAGACCATCAAGGTTAGAGTCACCTGTTGCTAGTGGTTGGAATGTAACTAGAAACCTAAAGTTTCTAATTGGGTCGGTCGCTAATGACGAACGATTATTAATAATTGCCATTTATACGCTTCCTTCTTTCTTAGGAGTTAACTGTCTTTTGTGACAAAGAGATGACAATAAATTCTGCTGGATATTGCAGAGCAACACCAACTTCAATATTGACTTGACCTTGAGCAATTAGACTGTCTGGGTTGTTTTCCGCATCGCACTTGATGTAGAAGGCTTGATTAGGATTAGTACCACGCAAGCCACCTTGGTTGTAGTACTCGTTTAAGAAAGTAGTTAGACCAACGTTGATACGTTGCCATAACTTCTCATCGTTGTTCTCAAACAATGCAAACTGTGTTAAATCATTGAGTTGCTTGCGAATGTAGATTAATGAACGACGCATATTTACATACTTGTTTGCAGTTCCGTCTTGCTTCAAAGTACGTGCACCCATTACTGAGATACCTGCACCTGGAAGTTGACGAATTGCATTTACAGGAGCGGTTGCACCATTAAGGCTATCCAACTCTGCAGATGTAAATGCTTTTTCTAGGCTGATAGCACCTTGAACGTTTGTTCCAATACCTGCTGGAGCCTTAAATGGCCCAACTGTGGCATCGGTGTTTAGATAAATACCAGCAACAGCACCTGAAGGACCAATCAAACGAATCGAACTTGAAGAACGACCTACTGGGTCAGTGATGTAGTAGTGAGGGTAATAGATGGCTGAATAACTTGAGCCAGCCAAACCAGTAGCAATAGTTAATGCTTGGTTAACAGTTCTACCAGAGATAGTTTCAACAACTACAAAGTGTAGAGCCTTAGTTTGTGCCCAACCAATAACTTCGCCAATATGGGTTAAAGCATTTGCTTCACTAAGAGTAGAAGCAAGTGCTGGTAAAAATACAACCAATGGACGGTCAATGTTGTCTAGACCAACAATGGTTCCAGTTGTTGCACTCTGGAAATCAGAAAGAGCGACAGCACTTCCGTTGCTTCCTGTTGCTAGTGGGTAAACTGCAAGAGCAGGAGCATTTGCATTATCTGCAACGGTAACTGTAATGTACTTAGATACAAGGTTAATTACAGTTGCAATGTAGTCGCTAGATGTTGTTGAGTTTGTTACTACGTTTTCGTAAGACTCAAGAAGAACGTCGTTAGTTACATCGCTTGCTGTTCCCGCAACTAGTTCTTGATAAACAAGAACGTCGTAATATCCACTGCCCAAGGTTCCCTGTTGGAGTTTGACTCGAAGGTTGTTCCCATCAGTTCCAACTGCTTTTGCAGTAAATGTAAGAACAGTTCCTGCTGCTAGAGAAGCACGACCAACAATGATTTGTGCTGCTGTTGCATCAGATGCGACGATACGCTTTACGTAAAGGTCACGTCCACCGTTCTTAAAGAATGCTCCTACCTGAAATGTTGCTGGGTAGGCAGCGTTGTATCCACCAAAATACTTTGTAAATTCATACCAAGAACTTACTAAGGTTGTTGTGGTTGGACCGCTGGCAAATGTGCCAACGACTGCACCTGCTGCATTAGCCGAAGCCGTTGCTGCAACTGGAGCAGGAAGTACACGTTCACTAATGTAAACGCCAGGACGATTATAAGTCGCCATTATTTTCTCCTATCGTAGGGTTGAGTTTTGCCATGTTATGCCGTAATGATGTCCCCTGGAGGTCCTACAAATCTGGTTCCCCTTATCGGAGACAGAGCAGGACTTGAGAGATGAACTGACTGCACCTTATATAGTTCTTTATATTGTGTTTGTGCAATTTCACTTGAAATACGCACAGTTATTGCATTCATGAACAAACGTTTTGCTTGTTCAATCGTATCTCGTTTTGCAACGTCAAGGACATCCAAACGACGCACTGTGGTGTCGTCTGCTGGTATGACTGTTCCAAACCGAAAAGGTAGTCGGGTATAAAGTAGTTGAGTTAAAATTTGACGGTCGTGACGTGGGTTACGACTATAGGTTGTGATTTGATAATCAAGATTAATTGGTACAGGCATTTCAATTTCATAGCCTTTATTAGCACCTAAGTTTGGCTTTAGATAATCAATCTCAACGTAACCACGCATAGCACGGTCACGGGCTTCTGAAATATCAATCATGTCAATAGTCACGTATGGGTAAGACTGGTCTCTGATTTCTTGGTCAGGCATACCGAACCAAACACCAACAGGACGAGCAACTCCTTCGTTATCTGCACGTTGGTCAGTCACTGTCATGCCTTTAAGAAGGTCTCGAAGAGCCTTGTCTTCAGTTAGAAATAGGGCACCTAGAGTCATTAGTACTTACCTCTTTTTAATAGTGCACCTGCTACTTTTAACAAGTGGCTTTCTGCAGAATCGGTTCTATTTGAATATCTACGGATAGCAGGAGATGGCTGAGTGCTCTCTGTTCCATACTCTAAGTCCTTAATCTGCTTATCGTATTTTGCAGGAGAACTGACTTTAAATTCATTGTTGGAAAACTTAACGCTCAAAGAGTTAGCAACTTCGGTATCCCAGCCACTAGCAATGGCTTCGGCACGTAACTGAGCAGTCATGACCTTACTGGTCTCTTTGGCTGCTTGACTGAGTACTTTTTTGTAGTTAGGTTTACTTTTCATTTCGTGACTTCTTAGATTTGAAAAGGAGGCCAGTACCTACATAACCTGCCACAAGGCCGATTAAAAAACTGTGCTGACTATGGGGCTTAAACCCGTACATTCCTTTTACAAATTCGTCACGTTCTTTGGCGGATTGCATATCAGCAATCTGTTGCCACCAAGGTGTAGACATAGAAAACCCCTAACAGGAGAAGCAAAGTAATCAGCAGGTAAAGCATTAAAAACCGCATAGTTCTTAACACAGCGATAATAAATGAAAAAGCCCCCTTGCGGGGGCTTAATCAACTACTTCTTTTTTTCTCTTTTGTTCTCAGCCTTTTCGCCTTTTTTACCTTCAGATTTTTCATGCTTTTTATGAGCAGCCTTAATCTTACGGACGTTGGCTTCATCCATTTTACGGTCATCGGCTTGGTTTTTAGGCTTACGATGTTTCTTATCCATTTTTTCAAACTTAGCCTTGTCCTCTTTATCGAGACCACGGGTGGTTTGAGCATCCTGTTTCTTATCGTTCTTTTTGTTGTATGGAAGTGCCTTAGCCATTACTTAGCCTTCTTTCCGCTACGTGCTGCCTTACAGGTATTGCATTGGCACTTGCAGCCTTTCATTGCCTTTGCTTTGGTGCACTTACAACCACATGATGCACACATTACTTCTTACCCTTTTTTCCTTTAAGGGCTTTAAAATCATCGCCAGTAATCTTATCTTTAGGGTTGGCAGCCCCAGCAATCTTCTTTTGTTTTGGTGAAAGAGATTTCTTACCCTTACCAAAACCTGGTTCTCCCTTTTTCTTACCACATCCACATGCTGCACACATATTACTTACCTTTCTTAGGTTTAGCGATTTTCTTTTTACCTGAACCTTCAGGAACACAGTTCGGCACTTTTTTGCCGTTCTTGTTCTTAAAGCCTACCTGAACATAACCGTCCCAACATGGGTTTTTATCTTTAGCCATTACTTACCCTGCTTTCTATGTGGGTTTGCTTTGTGCCAAGTCTGTACGGCTTTTACACCTTGTAGGACTGTTTTAGACCCACCCATTTTTGTAAGGTTAATCTTGTCATACTTACCTTGGTTGGTATTTGTATGCTCTACAACCACATCTCCTTTTTTGTTCTTGGAGACCTTGTGGGTAACGGTTGTCTTTTTACCAGGGACCTTGATACCTAAAGTAACAGGCTTTTCTGGCTTAACGTCCTTCTTTTTTTCCGCCATTTTGTTTCACCTTTTCTGGGAGTTGTTTACCTGTGGGAGTTTTGGCTTCCCATTCCTTTGCCATCTCTGGGTGTTTAGCCCACATCAGGCGACGTTGTGCTTCTGATTTAAATGGCATTACTGGCTCACAAACGTCCCTGAAATACGGAACACGCTAGATGTAGTAAATGTTGTTGGCTTGCTCTTGTGCATAATTTCCCAAGTGTTTGGTGTACCAGAACCGTGTGAATCGTCGTAGTACATTGCAATTGAAGTTGAACCAGCAGTTACTTTTCCAGCAATACCGTAGATAGTTCCACCAATTTCAGCCTCACCATAGAATAGTTCATCTACTGCTGGAGTAAATGGCAGCGTCAAAAAGTACTGAGCGTTGTTTCCACCAAAGTTAGTAACGTTAGTAAGAGCCACATTGATGTTTACATAAATAAGTTTTCCGTTAGCAACATAGATTGAAGTTGCTGGAGTTCCTGTGTATGTCATTGATGTTGCTGAAAGAGTAGATGTAAAGGAGGTTGCAGAACCTGCAACACCTGAAGGTCCTGTAGCACCTGTTGGCCCAGTAGGACCAGCAACAGTAGATGCAGCACCTTGTGGTCCTGTCGCACCAACTGCACCTTGAATACCTTGGATTCCTTGTGGACCCACTGGTCCTGTTGGACCAGTTACTGATGGACCTGTATATCCAGTTGGTCCAGTAACACCTTGTGTTCCTTGAATACCTTGTGAACCTTGTGGGCCTGTTGGTCCTTGAGCACCTGTAGGACCTTGAGCACCTTGGTTGCCTTGAATACCTTGCGGACCTGTTGGTCCAAGAAGTCCTTGAATACCTTGAGGGCCTGTATAGCCTGTAGGACCTGTTGCTCCAGCAACGCCAGTTGCTCCTGTTGGACCAGTTACACCTTGTGCACCAGTAGGTCCTGTTGCACCAACAAAGTTACCGCTATCAACCCAGGCAGAACCTGACCAAATATAAATGTGACCATTTGCAGTTACGATGTAAGCATCTCCCGCAGTGTTACCACTTGCAGGTAGGTTGCCTACAGTTGCAACTGCACCCTTAAGAGAAATACTTGTTCCTGCAGGTCCAGTTGGGCCTGTAGGTCCTTGAGCACCTGCAGCACCAGTTGGTCCAGTAACAGTGCTTGCAGCACCTGTAGAACCTGTAGGTCCTTGTGGTCCTGTGTAACCAGTTGGTCCAACGTTTCCTTGGATACCTTGTAAGCCTTGGATACCTTGTGGTCCAGTAGGTCCAGTTACACCTGCAGTTTGTGCGGTGGTCTGTACAGAACCGTCTGGGAATTTAATGCCTGTGTTATTTAAAGTAAATGCACGAGTTGGACCTGTAGCACCAGTGGCTGTTGTCCAAAACTGAACTTCATTTCCTCTTGCAACTGCTGTTTGGTCTTGAGTAGCAACAAAGTCCATACGAATAGTTGAGATAGGAGAGAAGGCTCCAGAAGAAAGGTATGGATTTCCTCCGTGACGAGAAATGATGTCTCCTGCTAAAACACCTGTAGGTGCATCAGAAGTTCCACGAGCATAACGACCAATATAAGCAGCGTATGCACCAGTACCAAAAGAATCGTTATAAATACGAGAAGGTGCTCCACGATAACCAGTAATGTGAAGCATTACTCCTGGGTTATTTGGAGAAATAGTGGTCTTATTTAAAGAGCCAACAATATTAAGAGCAGCCTGGTCATTGTTGGCTGCAACTTCTGATTTAAGTGTTAGAACACCACTAGGGTCTAATTTAAAAATTTCGTAAGTATCGGTGTTGTCATTTACAATTAAACCACCACGGCTATAAACAATATAACCAGCAATATTTGAAATGGCTACGCCATCAGTAACAAAGTCACTATCGGCAATGTTTAAAGAACCCGCAGATACAAAGATGTCTTTAAATGGGTTGGTAACAGTTCCAATAGAGGCGGTAGCAGTTTTTGCACGAAGACCTTGGAAAGTTACAATGTCAGTCGTGTTCAGGCTTTGGTCATGGATGTTCTTGCTATCTAGATAGTCAAGAGCAGCATTGAGACCAATGTGCCAATTTAAATCTCCGTAATTAGGTTTATTCAGAGGCATCTGTTACGACCAACTTAGCAATTCCAGCAAGTGCTTCCTCAATACGTGTTTTTTCACGCTCATCAAGTGTGTCTGCTAGTTCAGCCTCAAGTACAGCCTTGGCTGCCTCATATTGTTCTTGGTTCATTTTCTACCTTCCGTACTCTTCAGTTCCAAAGTTTCCTTGTCCATATCCAGGATATGTAACAGGTGGTATGTTTTTACTTCCCTTTTGTGCGTATTGCATAAACTGTGGGTCATTGACCAACTCATCAGAGTTAACTTCAAGGCAATCAATACTTACCACTGACCAGCGATAACCAAAGTGTCCTTTAGGTAAAACACGAGTTGGAACAAAAACGTTTCCTCGGTAAAGGATACGGTCTTTAATGTGTCTGTCTGGGTTTACCAACATATCAGGCAAAAGACGTTCTACATCACCCACGTTTAATGTAATTCTTAAGGTATCTACAATGTAGAAACCTCGTTCGTTCATCTCATTGTTGCCTCTAATAAGTTGAGCAGTAACACAAGGCATATTAAATGGGAGCATCCATCTACGGCCTTTTCTTGCCACAGAACTAGAGACATCATAAATGTCATCGACAACGTTGACTAAATTATCGGCTGTCCACTCATCGGACCAACGGAACCAATCGACCTCTACACCAACAGGATGCTGAAGGTCTTCTTGGATTCCTTCATACATTCGTTTTGCTTCATAGTCCAGGTTAAAGCGACCCTGTAACCTGCTACCACGCATATTGTCTCCTAAGAGGAATAGAACTCGACGTTCTTCTTTAGACGTTCGTCGTTAGGGTCAAGCATAAGTGCTTGTTGACCATAAGTCAGTGCTTCTTCTTTACGACCTAGATTGTACAAAGAAATTGCTGCCAAATCATGCGGAAGTGCTCCCCAAGCCCTGGCTTCATTTAGATACTGTTCTGGACGCTCTTTAATGTCTAAGGCTTTAAGTGCATATATAAGACACTCAATCCAGTTTTCAATTTCGTAGTAGTACTCTGATAAATCGACGAGAGGTTCACGAGAATCTGGGGCTTCTTGATGAGCCTTAATAAACCACTCTTCACGTTCTTTACCTTGCGAACACTTTGCAATATAACGCATAGATGCAGCACGTTCTACATTCCATCGTGCACTGGGTAAGGCTAGATGGCGTTGTAACTCAGCCTTAGCCTTATCACACATTCCGTAGTAATAATACTCACGACCTAAGTAATGAGCGTTTCTGTCATCGTGTGGGTCTTCAGCAGTAGCCATCTCTAGCATTGGGAAGTACTGTTTACGTGATTTAGTGTCATCTGGAAAATGATGAATCTCTAGACCGATGTTGGCTTGTTTCTCCTCAATTAAGTATGGAGAAAGAACTTCATGTACAGGGTGTTTCCATCGGTAACCTTGACGAGCATGGATTTTATCCCCGAAGTATGTAAGGCCCTCTGAACCATCTGGGTTCCATGACCATGTGTACTTGTATCTAGGTCGTGTAACTTCTTTAGAAACTGCTTCAAGATGTGGTCGCCAACCTGGTACAAATACTTCGTCCATATCTAAGGCAACGCAGTAATCAATATCTAACGGGAGTGCTGCTAAAGAAGCATTACGAGCATCTTCAAAACGCCAAGGTTTAATATTTATCTGGATAACGTTGATTCCAAGAGCCTTGGCTTTTTCCACAGTACCGTCTGTAGAACCTGTATCTGCAATAAGAAGGTAATCTGCTTCTTTAGCAGACTCGTACCATTTCTCTACAAACTGTTCTTCATTTAGTGCGATTGTGTATACAGCGATTTTCATAGTCCGACTTTCTTATACGTATTATTACCAGGTAGTTAGTGCTGTCCTCTTCCAAGTGTTAGTTGCAACGCAAACATAAATGTAACCTGAATCCCAAACAATATCTCCAACTGTGCCAGTTGCTGTAGCACTTGCTGGTGTAATTGGTAGTAAAGAGATTCCTCGTGGTCCCGTTGGACCAGCAATAGAAGAGATGGGGCCAGTTGGTCCTGTAGGTCCTGTTGGTCCTCCTGAAGGACCTGTTGGACCTGTAGGCCCAACAACAGTTGAGGGTTCTCCTTGTGGGCCTGTTGGTCCTGTTGCTCCAGCAGTTACCGAATCAATCCAAATTAAACCATTCCAAAAAGAAATAGCATTATTTGATTTAATCCAAATGTCACCAATTTGAGGGAATGTAGGAGCACTTGCTCCGTATGTAACGTATTGACGACCCGCAACTTCATAAGCAGCATTTACTGAGTAAGAGAGTTGAGGTGTATTACCAATAACTTGAATTGAATCACCAGTGTTTAAAGCAAAACGAAATGTTTCAAAGGCTTGCCCATACGTAATAGCCAAGTTTTTAACAATGGTTATAGCAGTAGCGTCTGTGTAAATTGCTCCTGTAGGAACTACATAAACAGTTGTTTCAGCAGGTGAATTGCTCTTATTAGAAATGATTACAGAAGCAACATAACCTTTATCTGCAGTTACTAAAGTAGTTAGTGTATCTGCAGCAGGGTTTGCTACACCAAGGCGTGTTACTGGCATTAGGAAGCACTCACCGTTTTCCATCCAGATGCTGTTAGAACTTCTAAAGCATTAAAATCCGTATTGTAACGTACATACCCTACCTGTGCTGAAGGAGGACGTGTGCTTGTTGTACCAGACTCTAAGTACAGAGTGTTGCTGTCTCCATTAATAACCTTGTTAGTAAATACGGCAGGGATATCTGAAGATGTAAAATCATCTGATTGCAGTAACCCAAAAGCAGAGAAAGAAGTACCAGCAATAGTTGATTTAACAAATATTGTGTCATTTGGGTTTAGTGCTACACGGAAAGTCTCAAAAGAAGACCCTACTCCCACCAAAAGGTTTGCCACAATATAGGCGTAATCAGAAGGACCAGAAGCACCTTGAGGAACCACGTACACATCGACTTTACATTGTGGAGATGCTTGAGAAGACGTGTTTGATATTACTACTGAAGCCAAATGAGAGTTTAGAACAGCAGCAAGTTGTGTTGGAGTATTGGCTGCAGGTGAAGCAACTCCAAGTCGAATAATCGCCATGAGTTCCTCCTATGCCTGTGCTTCAGTCCAAGTTAACTTTGCAGATGTAAGTGTAGAGTTACCAGTCAAACGTGCCACAGCAATCGTCAAAATGTCTGGGCCATCTGGGAACACAGAGTCTCCACCAAGAATAGAGTTAGATAATTCGAACAACTCTGAGATATCAACTGTTGTTGACTGCTCAACACCGTTCTGACCAGCAGCACGGAAGTTATAAATCTGAACTCCACCAGAAATAGTGTCGTTTGAGTTGTGTTGAATAATCTGTGTCAATGAAGGCACTGGAACTCCAACAAAGTTCAAGTTGTTAAGACGTGGGTTAATCAAAACCTTTACGTCCACCAATTGAGTAGTCTGAATAGCAAGTTCCTTCATACGCAACTGCATACGGTTGATAACGTCACGGTCACCAAGTTTACCTGTCAAACCAGAAGATACTGATGGGGACAGACGAACTGAGAGAAGTGGCTGATAGTTAACACCTGTTGTGTTGTTGATAGAGCCAAGTGGGTATAGGTAGTAGGTGTATTGCTGGTTACCCTGAGAGGTAATGTCAATTACGTTAGTACCACCTGTGGCAACTGCGTCAGCCTGTGTAGGATGAAGGGTTATGTTGTTAGCATCAACTGCACGTATAAACAAGGTTGAAGAGTTTTGTAAGCGTGTGAAGTTATATGCAGGGTTCTGTGCAACAATTGTTGGGTTTTGAAGATTATCTCCAGTCAAACCAGCAGCAGTCAAACCAATAAAGGTAACAGCATCACCAGAAGCAAAACCGTGAGTTGGTACGTTGATTTGGTTATTAGCGGTTGTGATTGCTCGGTTACCAAATGACTTGGCTGTTGTACCCGTAATGGTTAGTGTCTGACCAGATTGAGTAAAGAGGTATGCCTTGTCATCGTCAAACTTACCATCCATGATAACCGAAGTACCCCAGTGGAATAAGAACGGAATATATGTTGGGTTTGCGTAAGTTGTTACTTCATAACGTGTAGGCAAGTTACCTGAACGGAAATACGACTCAAGCATGTGGTTGTTGTGGATGTACTCGTGTACATACTGCACTTCACCAGATACTGTCTTGAAACCGTAGCGAATCTTTCCTGCACCGTACCAAGAGTAGTCAATGTAGGCCATCTGAATAGTTCCTAGGTCAAGGTCGTAACCTGTAGGTCCTGTTCCATCTAGAGGGTCAATTGAGAAGTTCTCTTGTGGAGTACGAACGTCAACTGTCTTAGTCATGATAATTCCAGACTTAGCAGGTGTAAATGAGTGCGGTGTTCCAGAACCAGCATCAGAAATAGAAACCACTGAAACAGCATCTGGTGTTGCTTTAAGTTGGAAGTTATTGTTGTCAATAATGCTTACATAGTAAGTCTTACCGTTAATCAAACCGCCAATTGGGGTTCCATCAATAGAGTTATATACAACTGGTAGAAGGTCTACAAAACCATGGCTTTGAAGAACAAACTTGTCGTCGTCTTGACGAACTACTCCAGTAGTTCCATTACCTGGGTCAAATTCCTTTTCAATACCAGAAGCACCCTTATACTCAGGTTTAATTGTAAGGCGTGTGTCACTAAGAATGCTAGATACCTTGTAAGACTGTCCACGCATAACAATCATGTCACCCGCAACAAGTTGTGTTGTAAAGGATGTGCCTGTACCAAACACAAACTCAGAACCTTGAAGGGCTGCTGATGTTCCACCAATTTGTTGTGTAGACGAACGGCGTACTGCATACAGTTTTTGTCCGTCAAACTCAAAGAACATACCGTTCTGGAAGTCGAACATACCTGCACGAATTGCACCGTTTTGCCATGAATCTACGTTGAATTGTGGGAATCCGTATGCAACGTTATTTGGTGAATTAGGGACGGTAGATGCTGCAATACATGTGAAGTTTAGTGAATCAATAACTGTAACTTGGAATAGCCCGTTGTATACAGTGCTTTCTGCACCTGTAGATGTAAGTGCTTCAGATATACGTACATACAAACCATTTATCAAACCATGTGGTCTACGAGTAGTGCACTGGAATGTTGTGTTAGAGACCTTGAATACCTTCTCAAGGTCAATTGTTGGTTTGAAGTTAATACCAAAAGAAGTCTGTAAACCCTTACCTGACTGGTAACGGAAGTACTTACGAGTCTGGCGAATAATAGATGCGTAAGAAGTACCGACACCAACAGACATCTCAACACCACCGTCAAATGAACGGTGAAGGCTGTAACCCTGTGGACGTACATACAAGAAGGTCTGGTAAGAGTATGAAACTCCTGTGTAAGTAGTTGTGTAAGGGCGGTCAACAGTAATCTGTGTGTCAGAACCAATAGCAGTGATACGACGAACAATAGGTGCGATTGGTGTTGTTTTAGTTACTGTGTGAGCACTTCCTGAACCCTGTGTTGTAATTACAACTGGGTTGGTGTTGTTTACGGCATCAGCAGATGTGTTAAACAACTTAATTGTGTTTGAATCAATACGGCGAACAAAGTAGAAGAAAGTACTTGTTAAACCAGTAGGAGCAACTCCACCACCATTTAGGTATTGAACAGCGTCTCCAGTGCTATAAGCATGTGAGTTGATTGTAATAGTGTTAGTTGGGTTGACGTTAACCGCAGAAGATGCAAAGGTATAACTAACCAAAGTATTTGGTGGAAATAGTCTAAATCTATCTCCTACTTTAAGGATTTTTGCAAATGCTGTGTTTGTACCAGTTACCAATGTAGAACCAGAAGCAGTGGCTACTGTTCCAGCACCAGTAACAAATCCGTTAATCTGTGATGAAGACAGTCTGTGGTCTGCTCCACCACCAAATGATGTAAGAACAATAGGCACACCAGATGAAGCGTTTTCTACAGTTGAAGCAACTCTAATGTAGTCTCTGTTAAGAGCAATTGCGTAAACATTTCCGTTATTGGTAAGACCACCAATATCTGTTCCACCGCCATTAGTGTAAGTAAGTTTTGTTCCAGTAATAAAGCCGTGAGACAAAATCTTAATTGTGTTTTGCTGTAGGTCTAGTGTTGCACGAGGTACAAAGTCTTTAGCAATAACAGGTACAAAACCATTTGCAGGAACTGTAAATGTGTAAGCATCTGGAACAGAGTCAATTGTGTATGTTCCATCAGGGGACTTAGTTAGAGACAAGATGCGGTGACGACCAGTACCTGCAGTTGTGATGTCTACTGCTGTTCCTGCGTTTGCATTTTGCAATGTTGTAGCCAACTTAATGTTGTCACCATCAATAAGGATGATGTAATAAGGGTTACCTGAAGTAAGACCACCAATAGCAGTCTGACCCACGGAGTCATACTGAACAAGTTCGCCTTGGCTAAATCCATGAGACGGGATAGAAATTTGATTTGCTACAAAATCTACTGAGTTTGTAGTAAGTGTGTGGTTACCTGTACCTAGAGAAGTTAGGTTTACAAGGTTTAACCCGTCTTTAGTGGTGGACAACTTAACAATGTTGTTGTCTACCTTAACAACAAAGTAGGTTCCGCCTGAAGTAAGACCACCAATTGGGGTTCCAGCACCTGCTGAATAAACCACCTTTGAACCAGTAACCAAGTCGTGTCCTGGAATATAAAGGCTATCTTCGGTGAGGTTTACCACTACATAAATAAATGAGTGGGCTGTACCAGAACCAACGTTTGCTGTACCGTTTCCAAGGTCGATTGTTGGGCCATTTAATGATTGGCTTAACTGAATCGTATTGTTATCAATTACTGTCTTAACGTAGTAAGTTGCACCGTCTTGTAGTGGAGGAATAGGAACACTTGAAGCAACCGCTGTTCCAGAATCACCAGCATTGTAGGTAGCACTTGTTGTAGTTTGATAAGTAAATGTGGTTGTAGTAGGTGTTGCTGTAATTGTAAATGTGCCATTTACCGCAGTTGCTGTTCCAGCAGTAACCACTACTGTTTGACCAGCAGAGAACCCGTGAGTTGCTGAAGTAGTGACAGTTACTGTGTTACCAGAACGAGCCACGTTGCTAATGTTCTTAGAGCCAGGGCTATTTACCTGATAACGAACAGGCTGGTTTACCAAGAAACCGTGGCTGTTAATAGTAATTCGGTCAAGGGCTGTATTTACAACCACTTTACCAAACGCAAAGTCTGTGCTTGCTCCTGGCAAAGCAAAGTCAACTGCTGACCCGCCAACACTAGTGCTTAGTTTAAATGTGTAATCATCTACCTTAGTGACGTAATAAATAGTTGAAGAGTTTAAAGGAGTAGCCGCAATTCCCGTAAATGTTGGAATTAGAGGTTCACCTGAGTTTAGACCATGAGCAGTAAGAGTGCTGATGTTGTTATTTTCAAGGTCTATTGTGATTGGTACTAGTGAATGGTAAGCATTACCAGCAGCAGTTAAAGAAATTGCTCCAGTACCCGCTGCTGCTGCTGCAGCAGTTGAGTGTAATGAGTAGCCAGAACCTGATGAAGAAATAAGGGTAATAATTGCTTGACCGTTATCGTTACGGAATGCGTTTAAGTTAGTTATTGGAGCACTATTAAATGTGCTAAGTCCTTCAAATAAACCTGTTGAAGTTGAAACGTTTGTTGCAGATGGGATGATGTAAGAACCTCCACCGCCACCACGCTGGTATGCAGCAGTTCCGTTACCACCTGCACCACCTGAATAACCACCTGCACCACCTGATTGACCGTAACGGTCACCGTCAGATTGTCCGCCACCACCAAAACCACCGTTACCACCATAACTAAGGATTGGGTTACCCTGTACTAAGCCGTTAGCAAATGAGCCTCCGCCTGTACCTGAGTCTGTTGTTGAACCTGATGAGAAGAAGCCACCACCTGGTGCTCCACCTTGACCGTTAGTTGAACCAGCCTGACCGTTAACACCACCAGCAGCACCCTGTGAACCAGAGCCACCATTAATAGTTAACTGACCATTTTGTCCACCAATACCGTGAGCATCTGCAGAACCGCCACCAGCAACAAATAGAGGAACGCTTCCATTTTTACGGACTACGAATGTTCCACCGCCAGAACCAACCCAAGCAGTATCGCCGTTTGTACGTTGAACTTCACCAATTTGACCAACAGCGATAGTAATAACTTCGCCCTTAAATAGTTGTACACGACCCTTAACAATTGCACCCTGACCTGGAGACCAAGTACCGTTAGTGTCACGACCGTCATAACCACGAGCACCAGCAGCAGTAATTTCATAAATACCGTTTGCAGGAACTGTCCAATCTTGATAACCCTGGAAAGCACCCTGAACAATGTAAGTTGCAGCGTATGGAGAAGCAGTATACGCAGTATCCATTTGTGCTTTTGTAGGACCAAAACGTCCAGTAACTCCACAAGAAGTAAATGTGTGTGTTGTAAATGAGTAGAGTGAAGCACCAGCCAACCCTGAGTTGCTTGACTTC